CATAGCGTCGGCGAGGCACTGTTCGTAGGTCATTTTCAAAATGTTTGATTACATGGATGAGTCTGCGTGACTTAGGTTTAGATTATGCGATGTCTATCGACAATCAAATCGTGGACACCTCCTACGATGGATTGTAAAATAAAAAAGTGAAATGCGTTTTGGATGGTTTCCGTGAAAGTGTTCATTTTTGATTACAAATTGATCAGATCTTGTGAACTTAGGTCAAAAATAAAGACCCCTACCTTTGTTTTTAAGAAAATGGCTTAAGTGGAAGCCTCGTTTATTAAAAAGTAAGGACAATGAGCGAAAGTATTCAGAAACTCACGCACGTGGAACACATCTTGAAGAGACCTGACTCATATGTTGGCCCTGTGTCTCGTGTTGGCGAGCAATATTGGGTCAAAGAAGGTGAAGGTTTTGAAAAGAAGACTGTCATCTATGCGCCAGCGCTTCTCAAGATTTTTGACGAAATTCTTGTTAATGCGATCGACCGTAATTCGCTCTATCCGAAACAGGTAACGTCAATCTCTGTAAAAATCGACCGAGAGAAGGGTGAAATCAGCATTGAGAACAATGGACCTCTCGGGGGCATCGAAGTAAAGGAACACGAAAAGGAGAAGATTTGGAATCCAGAACTCACGTTTGGGCATCTTCTCACGAGTACAAACTACGATGATTCGCAACAGCGTGTTGTGGGTGGTAGAAATGGGTACGGTGCAAAGCTGACGAATGTGTATTCAAGCAAATTCTCCATCAAAATCAAGGATTCCGAAAACAAAACGACATATACACAAGAATGGTCGAATAACATGAAGACGTGTGGAAAGCCGAAGATGCGCAGTTACGCGGGGGCGACCTCGAGTGTATGCATCACATTCACACCTGATTGGTCGAGATTTGGTATGTCTGCGATGGACGATCACATTTTCAAAATCTTTGAAAAGCGGGTCTATGATGCGAACATCTGTACCACACATGGATGTAAAATCAAGTTCCAAGGCGAAGCGCTTCCAAAAACTGCGTTCAGTGACTATGCCAGAATGCACACGAAATCTGACGAGGTTTGCTTATGTATGTCGGATAGATGGTCTGTGTGCGTCGTACCATCCGAAGATGGGTTTGAACAAGTGTCTTTCGTGAATGGTATCTGTACAACGAAGGGTGGGAGTCACGTGGATCACGTGGCGGGTATCCTCGCGTCCAATATCATCGATGAGATGGCAAAGAAGATCAAACTCAAACCGCAACAAGTGAAGAACTCATTCATGGTATTCGTACGAGCAACACTCGTGAATCCGACATTCAGTAGTCAGGTCAAATCCGAATGTACACTTAAACCACAGGAATTTGGGAGCAAATTTGAGCCCACGAAAAAGCTCATCAAGGATATTCTCAAGACGAGTGTTCAATCAGAATTGATGGCACTCTCCAAATTCAAAGAGATGAAAGAGCTTCAAAAAACTGATGGTGCGAGAAAGTCTAAAATCACTGGTATCCCAAAGTTGGATGATGCGAACAAGGCGGGGACGCAACAATCTGAAAAGTGTACGCTCATCATTACAGAGGGTGATTCCGCCAAGTCTCTCGCAGTCGCGGGTCTTTCGGTGGTTGGAAGAGATTATTACGGCGTATTCCCACTTCGAGGAAAGTGTAAGAATGTGAGAGATGCGTCCGTCAAACAGCTCACAGAGAACAAGGAGTTCAGTGATCTCAAGAAGATTCTTGGGTTGCAGCAGGGTAAAGTGTATACTTCACTGAATGAATTGCGATATGGTCGTCTCATGATTATGACTGATGCCGATACCGATGGGAGTCACATCAAAGGTCTCGTGCTCAACATGATTCATTACTTCTGGCCGAGCTTACTTGACCTAAATTTTGTGGTGAGCATGGTCACACCTATTATCAAAGCGACCAAAGGGTCTCAAACAATGTCGTTTTACACCGATTCTATGTTTAGACTGTGGTATGGAAATGGAAAGTCTGGGTGGAAGATTAAGTATTACAAGGGTCTCGGTACCTCTACATCTGCCGAAGCGAGAGAGTATTTCAAGAATATTGAAAAGCTCACGGTCAAGTTTGACACGGATGAAAAGACGGATGATTCCGTGGTACTCGCATTTGATAAAACAAAAGCTGATTCTCGTAAGACGTGGCTCTTAAAAAGCACCGAAAAGGAGAGTTCGGAGCTTGAAATCCCATATGGAAACGTTGAAAGAATCAATATCACAGAATTCATTCACAAGGATCTGGTAAATTTCAGTCTCGCGGATTTGAAGCGATCCATCGCACACGTATGTGATGGTCTCAAGCCTTCTCAAAGAAAGGTCATGTATTCGTGCTTCAAGAAGAATTTGACGAATGAAATGAAGGTTGCGCAGTTGGCTGCATATGTCGCAGAAACATCGGCGTACCATCACGGGGAGGTGTCTCTCGCAGATACGATCGTAAAATTAGCACACAATTTTACGGGTTCAAACAATATCAATCTCCTCGAACCGTGTGGTCAGTTCGGTACGAGACTCATGGGTGGTAAAGATGCGAGCCAAACGAGGTACATCTTTACGAAGCTCACTAAAGATTCGAGAAAACTCTTCGATTCACGGGATGATGCGGTACTCAAATACCTTGACGACGATGGGCGTCCGATTGAACCCGAATATTATGTACCGATCTTACCGACCGTTCTCATTAATGGAACGGAAGGTATCGGTACTGGCTTCAGTTGCTATGTTCCGCCATTTAATCCGAAGGACATCTGTGAGAACATAGAACGAGCTATTTCTGGACAGTCTCTCAAGGAGATGAAACCGTGGTTTGACAAGTTCAAGGGTCGTGTTTTCAAGAATGAGGATGGACTTTGGATTACAGAGGGTGTATGGTCAGGCAACAGCACGGGAACGAATCTCAAGATTACAGAACTTCCACCGGGGCGTTGGACACAAGACTACAAGGAATACTTGGATGGTCTCGCAGAGAAGAAGGTCATCTCTGGATTCGTGAATAACAGCACGACTGAAAATGTGGATTTCACAATCACGGGATACAGAGGGAAGAATCTCATCAAAGATTTCAAGCTCCAAAAATCGTTTCACGTGAGTAACATGCATTTGTTTCACCCAACCAAGGGTATCAAGAAATATGAAAGTCCAGAAGACATTTTGGTTGATTTCATCGAAGTGAGAATGCACACATACAAGAAACGAAAGGAACATCTCATCGCTGTTCTCAGAGAGAAGGCCAAGAAGCTTGAGAATATGTCTCGTTTCGTGGATGCGGTGATTAACGAACGTATCATTGTCTTCAAGAGAAAGAAGAGCGACCTCGAAAGTGAAATTTCAAAATCATACGATAAAATAGATGGTTCATATGACTATTTGCTCAACATTAAGACATACCAATACACGAAAGAGGCAGTACAATCACTCATGGAAGATACACGAAAAGCTACCGAAGAATTGAAAATATTGGATGCGACCACACACTTGGACATGTGGAAATCTGATTTAAAAATATATAAGCAATAAGTAGTATGTGTGATAGATCCGGACCAGACACCGGTGCCGCACTTTGTTTGACTGCTATAGGTGGTCAGGACACATATCTTTTGGATAAAGAATCACTCTTTAAATATGATCCAAAGCGACATTCTGAATTTAGAAAGTTTCATAGGAGTTTTAATATAAACAAGCCATCTAATGCTTCACCAAAATGGCCATTTGGCGAAACCGTGAAAGCGTCATTTAATCCAATGAACATGGGCGATCTTTTGTGCAACATGTACATACGAATAAAGTTACCAGGTCTATCGAATACAGATTATAATTATGCCGATAAAGTGGGTAAACACTTGTTCAAAAGTATCACAATGCGCGTAGACGAAACCGTCATTGAAATATACAAAGATGACATAGGATTCATTTATGATGAATTATATTTGGATCACGCGGAGCACATTAGTAGAGATTACACAGATAATAGATTTTTAAACCGAGAAACTATAGTATCAAATGCGCTCAATCTATTAAGACTCAACGAAACATTTGTCTATGTACCCATACCGTTCTTTTTTTCAAGAAGGTACGAGTCTTCGGATTACGAGACAAACGTTCACAATCGCCCATACTTTCCCTTGTGCGCTATGAACAAACAAAAGCTTGAGTTCGATATAGAATTCAGACCACAAACATTTTTTACGGATGAGCCAACTGATTTAACTTTATCCGGTTTTGATATAGTGACAGAAGAAATAGTAGTCACGCAAGAAGAAAGATTGTTTTACATGTCTTCTAAGTATGAAATGATAACCGATATATTTCACACACATCCCAAAGCCGATACAGAACCCGGTAAGGACAAATTCAAAATTGAACTTACTCCACAGGGTCGGGTGAAAACACTCCACTTCTTCTTCAGAAACAAATTATTTGAAGATGAAACAATTGCGAGTAACGCCGCGGTATTAAATAATGGTTTACCTGCACATAGTGCATACCTTACCCAAAACACACACTATTATCACAATCGTTTCAATCTTACACCGTTCCCATCATACACGAAAGCAAATGATTCAATATCAGATGATATAGCAATAAACGCAAAAATCACTATAAATGGAGAAGATTTACCAAACATAAACAATCCAGATTCGCATTATTATAGGTATCTCACCACATTAAATCACAAATTCCATGGAACGCCTAGAAATATATACACATATAGTTTTTCTATGAATCCACGTAATGTAGATCCATCGGGCAGTCTTGACTTTACGAATATCAAAAACAATAGAACCACTCTCGAATGTACTATTAACCCACATCATGGTACAAGAAATGAAGAATTCACGTGTCATATATACTACTCAACCTATACCACTCTCACCTTTGAAAACGGATATCTCAGTACAAGAGTTGAACCTTTATCGTATTCAGCTAACGTAGGTGAATACGGTACAGGGGATTTAATGAGTGGAGATGAAATTGTTTTAGGTCAAGATGGCGGAACCATGATGATTGCGTCATTTCCCAAATAGAGCGTCTTTGTGCTCTTTTATATAAGAAATAATACCATTCTTAATACACCACTTGATGAAATTGAGCTGTGCAACAGTCGTATTAATTTCATCAGTTGTTCCGGGTATCTTATACGAGATTTTATCTGATCGACAAAATGGGTCGAACAATTTCTTGCTATATCCGTCGAGAGTTGATTTATAAGCACAGTGTACACTGAAAATCTTACCATCGATTGTTTTATACATCAAATTCGTTTTCTTGGAATAGTTCGTGATGAACCATTCCAAATTTCTAAGGGAGATACCACCCGTCTTTGAAAGAATTTGCGAAAGCGTCCTTCCATTTTCGGGGGTACCATAAAATGCATCGATTGAATTTAGTAGGATATCCGATTTCTTCATATTACATCATAAGTTTCAAATCTCTAAATTGGTTACTAGATGAAGCTTCACATGCGGGACACCCGAGTTTAAACAGGGGTGGGAATGTATGATTGTGTCTCAACACAGTGGTATTTACGTTCACGGGTTCATGTAGTTTGCTAGATGTTGCGTGCGATAAACAATATCCATCTTGACTCGCCTTTCTCGTACAGGGCTGCCCACCTTTCTTAATACCCAAACAATACCCACCTGGATTTGGCATATCTCGTAGCAAAAGCTTGAGTGGTATGTTGTGAATAGCAGATATGGTCTGCACAAAAATTAACATGCGTTCATGGCATGCTTTCTCTACCTCATCATTGAATACCCTATTTAAATTATCAGAAACCCGCATACCCTTATTACAGTATAGCGCCTAATTTTTAAATGGGAGTTCGTCGAGAGGTGTCTCCTTTTTCTTTTTTGGTCTTCTTTTAGGTTTAATTTTGGTGAGGAGTTCACCAAAAATTTCTTCCTTCGGGTCCTCAAAAAGTGGTTCAAGGAGATCACACACCGGATTGATGAACTTATTCATGAAATAGTACTCATAATCAACTGGTACGTTATTATCTTTCGCATACTTGGGATCTTCTGATTTTTCAAATGCCTTTGCTTTCGGATCTTCAGTCTTCACGAGAATGTAAGGCACGCGGTCACCTGACTGCGGTTCCGAACCGGGTTGTCTCTCTCGCATTTTGCGTACAACTTGGACGTGTGCTTGATTGATATCTACAATACCTGGGCTATTTATAGACACGCTATTCCCCTTAACCTTGTAGGAATCAGACAAGCTCTGTGAAAGTGTGAGTTTTTCGTTGGGAACATCCCCTTCAATCAGCTCGAGAGCTCTTTGAAGCGCGAGTGCTTTCGGAGGTTCAGTATCGTTACTTTCAAGCACAACATCCAAAAGCTCTTTACACACTTCACGTACGTGTGCTGTGTTATCCCGTCTCACGAGTTGAAGACCCTTTACATCAATGTAATCCATATTCATTTTTCCATCTTTTCCTTGTGTCCAAAGTTTAGCAGCATAACGCTTCTTGCTGTATAGAAAATAGGGCCAATATACCTTTTCAAGTTCCAAATTATTTGGTTTTTTGAAGAGTGCAGTACACTCTTCGGCGGCTCGTTCACCGATTTCCCAACTATATTCCACAGCTTCGATACCTTTGCGGTCACCCACATCGAATTCGACCATTACACTATCGGTGTCACCGTACCTTACTTTTGCACCCGGAAAGTTCTTTTCCACGTACTCCTTTGTTTGGTCAATCATGCTACGACCCTTCGTCGTCACAGTTGACGCGATGTTTACACACGGAAGCATACCCTTGGATGCACCAGTGAACCCATACACAGAGTTCATACTAATTTTGTAGGCCAGTTGTTTACCATTGTACATGGCTTTGAGTGCACCAGTTGACGTCGCCATATCCTTCTTCGCTTGTTTTCTGAATTGCTTCAGTTCGATAAGAATACTAGGTAAAAGCGTTGGAACCCCTTGTGCGAATTTACACACCCGTTTTGTGGGTGGTTGCCCTTCGACCTTACTCGGAACTGGAATCTCAAAGGTTTCATATTCAACGCCCGGGACATTTTCATATTTTGGATCCATCACAAGACTTGAATAACATAGATTATGAGCCATCATAATTGACGGATATAGACCCTCGAAATCTAGAGCAGTAATTGGTTTATAATATGCACCTTTTTGTGCATCAAGAACCGTCGCACCTTCATACCCTTGTTCGGCGAGTTGACCATACTGAATCGTGGGTACCATGAATCCCATTTCTCGAGCTTTCTTTGTGAGTTGACTAAACACCTTAATTTGCTGTCCTCTTTCTACGAGAAAACACAGGGGCACCCATGTCGCTTTAGCCATCTCTAGAAGGTTAATCAGGATACACAATTTAGACAGGAGGCGATGCGGAAGAAGGGTATCCTTAATACAATATTCAGCAACTTCCCGCAATTTCACGGGATCACCTTCCTTGTAACGGGCAAACATCTCCTTTGCGGGCATATCAATTTTGTTATCACCAAGATACAACTTAGATACATTGTCCAATTTATACGAGTCAAGTTTATAGCCTTTTTTGACTTCATGAAACAAGTCAAAAATAAAACGACCAGGCATACTCACCAGTTTCAGGTCGTTATCACCCAAGGCACTCGAAGACAGTTTCTTGAGTTTAAGTTCGCAATTGTATCCACGTAACTTACTCAGTTGAAAGAATTTCAAATTACACTTAGTGACGATTGCGCGTTTCATGAGGTACTCAAGATCAAAACCAAAAATATTCCAGCCAGTAATGATATCAACGTCCTTTTCGTGTAAGTAGTCTCGGAATGCTTCAAGCATTTCACGTTCAGTAGCATACGAAATTACGTTTGAACCTTCAAGATTTGGATCTGTGGTTTTGTAACACAAGCACGTTTTATCATAGGGTTCGTCACTCCCAAATTTACACAGGGAAATTGCAATTTGAAAACACGCGTCACCTTCTATATCAGCATCTGGAAATTTACCAGTTGAACTGTTACACTCGATATCCACAGACGCAACCACAAATGGAGCTGTTTCTGGATTTTCGACCGGTGTGAGTTTCCTCCAATTCTTACATTCCAGATCAATGTCAACATGCGCATTGTGAGCGGAGTAACACTCGTCACCACTGTCCAACCATCCAGTTGACTGAATACCAGTTCTATGCATGAGTCGCAAAACTGGATCCAAGTTAGATTCATATATCTTGAGTTTAATCGATTCATCTGGCAAAGGTCGTCTTAATCTACCAGCAACCATCCGTCTCGCAGCAAGATTCTTGAAGAACAACTGGAGGTATGGAAATTGCTCATTATTCTGAAACCCCCAAACATCCTTACGGTGAATCGTGTTGTAACTGGAAAGACAGCCAGGGCACGCCTTCTCGATTTTGTTATATATGATTTGTACCCTTTGTTGAGTGACATTCCTTGGAAGCTTCACAAAAAAATAAGGTGTAAACGCGGTTGTGACACACACAGATTTACCCTCGTGTGTTTTTCCAAAGATGCTGATCAAGTGCTCGTCATCCGTGTCTTTCGTCTCCCAGGTGAGTGCCTGAAAGACAACCATACTTCGTTATGTACCTAAAATTTTAATATCGTTTAATAATAATTATGTCAGCTGCACTTGTCGATCTCGTTTCAGTCGGGGCTCAGGATGCCTATATAACCGGCGAACCACAAGTGAGTTTTTGGCGCCAGAACTACAAACGTTACACAAACTTTGCTATCAAACCCGAACGTATGGATTATATCGGCACTTTCAACGGTGGGAGTGAAGTGGTGGTACCAATTCGATCCAAGGGTGACCTTTTGAGTTACGTGTGGATCGAACATCCAAATGTTTCCAACGTCGGTGTAAACACGGATGGTTTTCACTCGACGGATGATACATCGGTGACCGAATTCAGCCTGCATATCGGAGGCCAAGAAGTTTGCCGCATGGATTCCTTGTATGTGCAGGGTGTCCACAACGTTGTCCTCAGAGAGGGGCAATCGAAAGCTTCGTGTGCGGTCACTACCGCTGAAGTAGCCGATAACGCGAAGGGTGTCGGTGGGTCCGCCGGGGATCATTACATAATCCCATTCTTCTTCAGTGAAGATTGGACCAAGTCCCTCCCTCTCGTTGGGCTCCAATACCACGATGTTGAATTGCGAATCAAATGCCGCTCGGGTTTGGGTAACTTGGGTGCAGCACCAAAGATTTATGGTATGTATGCCTATTTGGATACTGCCGAGCGCGAACATTTCACGTCTCAAGAACACGAACTTCTCATTACCCAAACGCAATACCAGCCAGTCACCAAGACTGATACGTCGATTGATCTTACGTATTTCAATCACCCAGTGCAATCCCTCCACTTGACCACATCCAATGTGTCCGGTACAGGTTGGGTGAGTGATTACAGCTTCGACAGGGCGTCCCTTTACATCAATGGTTTGGCACTCTTCGAAAACATGTCCAACACCTTCCACCACAACGTTGTCCACGAAATGCACGCGACGAGCCTCGCGCCATCTTCGCTCGATGCACTTCCATTGTTCTCGTGGCCTTTCTGCCTTACCATGAACCGCTCGCAACCAAGTGGCAGCCTTAATTTCTCTCGAATCGACAATGCGAAATTGACCATTCAATCTCCAAAGTCCGATGCCAGAGAAGGTTTATACCGAGTATATGCGGTTAACTACAACATATTACGCATAAAGGATGGTATGGCTGGGGTTGCATTCTCGAATTAATTCCCAGAAGAACCAAACCCACGTTCCCCGCGTTGCGTTGATTTTAATTCAGTTACCTCCTCTATGAGCGGTGTTTCACATCGCTCTAAAATCATTTGGGCGATACGATTCCCCTGTTTAATGACGAACGGTTCACTCCCGTGATTAAATAGGATAACCTTCAATTCACCAGTAAAATCAGGGTCAATAACTCCAGCACCAGTTTGTATGCCATGTTTGAGTGTGAGGCCAGATCTCGGTGCGATTCTACCGTACACACCCGGTGGTAGACATGCGCACACACCAGTGCTCACGAATGCTCGTTCCATCGGAGGAACTACTATTTCCTCCATACTGTATAAATCATAACCTACCGATCCCGGTGATGTTCTCGTTGGTATGGTAGCATCGGGATATAGCTTCTTAATTTGAAGACTCATGAACTACACTCGAGTTAAATCTTTATATTTCTATAATGTATATGTCTCCGAGATCCCCGAGCAATAATGAAGTTACAAATACGGTCAAACGATTGGTAGCTGCTAATCGTGACATTGAAAACATGAAATATGAAATACACAAGGTAAACAGTAGATTGGAAAAAGCTAAAAATAAATCATCTGACACTTACAAAAATGATATAAAATTAAGAGATAAACTGAAGAACAAACTAAAAGAACTGAATGTCACGAAAAAGGAATATTTAAGCATCATATGTTCGCAAAACATGATTAACGAATTAAATAATAGGATAAAAACCGGTGAAAATGTATTAAAATGCCCTTCCAACTACCCTAAACTAAAACCAAATATTGTACGTTATCTCAACCGCTTGTTAAAAAAAGATGTAAGCGCTCTCAGAAATGAACTAAGACGCAAGAATAGTAAACGTGCATCTACGAGTGGTAGACGTTAACTACAGCTTAATGAAATAAAGTAAATGGTATAGGTTACTAAATATGTAGCAGATATGAAGAACATACACACATCTTTGAATATAATCGAATATATCATGACAATCACAGAGTGTAATTTATGTATCAACACACCTATTTGTGTATATTCGCCATTCCCTGTAGCCAAGACACCTCCAGAAAAAGCCAAAGTTGTTATTGGAACCACTGGAAACACGATTGTTTCTGCAAATGCCATAACGACCAAAAGTTGCACCACAAACAACATTTTTATGAACCCCCATATCAATTCATTTAATACACGGCGCGTCGGTGTTATTTCTATGATAGTCGGTTCTTCTTCGTATATGTGCGCCAAACATATGGATCTATCAGGATTACGTACCAATTTCCATATGTTTCCCATTGTGAAATATCGCGTCTATTTTTTAACCGGGCCGAGAACTACATCTGGAGACAGATACTTTGTGAGAACATTTGGAGGGTGGAGCATATCGAACTCTTCCGTGGCATCCTTACCGGCAAATAACATGATAGCCTTCTTACCACCGGGGTGATCGGGTAAAAATGTAGTTAGGTCGTATACCTTGTCTCGTATTATGACCCAACAGTCCTTTTCTATGTTATGCTTCGCTATTTCATCGAGTGACAAATTACGTGGATTTACGTGATCGTTTATTTTCTTAATTCTGTCCATTCTTATTTCTATTTGCTCGTAGTCTCTCTAAGCGGGGTTTTTCTTTGTTCGGGAACACTGTGAGTTGATTTACCTGTCCATCGAGATACACCTGACCGTGATTCTTAATTCTATCACACTTCAATACTTGATTCACTCGCACTATATTCACGCGTGCGATGCGTGATTTGGTCATTTTACTATGGAACACCGCGAGCATTGCTGCATCTCTTTTGGTTTCGCGTGGTAAGATGTTATCTTCACAACATACGATAACATGTGAACCTGCCTCTCCATCGACATGGATCCACCATTCATTTGGGAAACTCGATTGCGTGAGCGCGTCGTTTTCTTTTGCATTCTCACCCACTTTGATGAGAATGTCGTCGAGAGATCTATACGAGTACATGGCAAATATACGGGATGTATTTTTATATGGATTACATTACTTGAAGGATACAGAAAACGAACGATCTGATGTCTGTTCTATGTGATTGATTTTAAGATTTTCAAGTCTTTTAATCATATTATTCGTGTGCTTTTCTGTTATGATCATACACGGTTCGGATAGAACGCGCCCATTGTATTCTACCAACAGGGGGCCATTCGTACCGACACTATGTTTAATGAGATTCAGCATTTTAACTTAATATCAAGACCAATCCACGCGACTTAGGAAAAATATCGTGTTAAAAAAACGAGAAACTAATAATTAACTATGGTATATGCACGTCGTTGTCACACAGAGTCCGGTAGCAACACGTAAATATAGAGTGAAGCTCCCAAATAAGAAGACATTCGACATAGGGTCTCCCGAGTCTCCAGATTACACAGATCATAGAGATCCGTGCGTAATGCGTACACATCTTCTTGAAAAGGGGGCGCAAATACCAAGAGAACTACGACTAGAAACAGATCCTTATGAAATACACAGGGGTATGCTCTACGCGGTTACCAGCACGGAAGAGAACTGGGAAGATCCCTTTCGTGCGGGGTACTGGGAAAGATGGCTTCTTTGGAGTTACCCAAATATAAACCAAGCACAGTTATGGATGACGATGCAAAAAAATATTCTGTTCATGCCCACCGAAGAGATGATGTGGTTTTTTGACGAGCGCAGTAAATATTAAACACCCGTAGACCCAAAACCCCCAGAACCACGTTCCGTCTCCGATATTTCGGTGATTTCCCTAACATACGGCGTTTCACACCTTTCCAAGATGAGTTGTGCGATTCTGTCTCCCTTCTTAATCTCAAACGGCGCATCACCGAGATTAAAAAGAGCGACCTTAATTTCACCCGTATAATCCGTGTCAATCACACCCGCACCCACGTGGATGCCATGCTTCACAGTGAGACCAGATCTCGGGGCAACGCGTCCATAGACCTTCATTGGCAAAACAACTGCGATCCCTGTCCCGACAAGAAGGCGACCACCATGTGGAATACTGCAATCTTCCACACTATATAAATCATATCCAGCAGCATGAGCAGAACCCCGAGTTGGAACAATAGCATGTTGAACAAGTCTTTTGACTTGAAGTTCAGCCATTTTAGTTATAAGGGGAACATAATCTTTATGTCGGTTAAGGAATACATGCGGTAACATAATAAATGTGGGTTATTCATAACGCGGTCGTGAAAGCTACATCTGAACCAAAAACAGATTACGGTAAACTCAAAAAGAGGATAAATCGCGCGACACTTGGATATGGTAGCGCACTTACGACCATGTATTTCATCACACAAGGTGCTGAACAGGGAGTTTCTGCATCTTTGGGTGTGTTGTCTTCATTCGCGTATATATCCCTATTGGAGAAACACGTCGATAACATTGAAAAATCGCTATTTCAAAAACAGTTACTGGCTCCGATAGGAACCGCTGTATTTGAAACCATGTGGAATAGCGCACCTTTCGCGTTTGATTTTGATTACGGAGCTACATTTATTGGATTTCTCGCGTATAAAGTGGCACTCTTGAGTGTTGTATATGATGAGGTGAAACGAATGTTAGGTTCGGAAGATGAATAAATGGTACTTAAGTTAAATAAAGTGTGTGTTAGTATTTACTATAAAATGGGGTTCAGAATCGACGGGAGTAGCCACCACGACGGCGTGAGTGGAGAGCATTCTCTCATACACATGATAAATACAGATCCCAAATTTTCATGTGTGCGAGAAAAACTTGGAAAGCTTGAACACCAAGGAGGAACTAAAAATACTGCCGATGCCGTGAGTGACCGAGGATTTCGCATCTCTATAAAAACCAAAAACAGTAACAGTGGGTCGTTCGATTGGCTCAACAAATCTTATGTACACGAAAGTGATGGAAGTAGAGATCTACTCAGTGATATAAAACAGTACTACAAGACACACGGAGATGAAAAAGATACCAGGTACATGATTAACAAATTGTCCAATATGCTCCTCAAGTTTATGAATGTAAAAACATATGTAAATTACGTGTTAGATGGGTACGATTGCGATTACATATGCATAAATTTCGTAAAAAAGAAGCATTTCGTCATGTTCCACAAAAGTGAGTTGACAGAAATCTTTGGGTCGTGTGAAGAATATGTAGAACCAGTTAAAACAAACACGTCGTGTGTGATACCCGGGAGTAAAAATTTGAGAATTCGGCTTGTACTAAACAATGGTGTGAAGGCTATACTGAAGAAGGGTTCCTCTTTGTGTGTGAAGCTTCAACAGGATAAACCACTTTCATTAGAAAAACATGTAAAAAATTCTATTGTAATCGATTACTAATTATATTTGTGTTATCATTCATGTCTATGAGTATGCATTCCCGGTTTAAATTTTTACATGCCCTTGCAGTCGTTCCAGATCCACACATGGGATCCATGACCAAATCACCTTCGTCACTTGAAATAGACACGATTCTCTCCAATAATTGAACCGGTTTCGCAGTTGGATAAGATCTCAATTCAGAGCCTTGGCCTATGGAGTGGATATCGTCCCATAGATCAGTACATGGTTTACCTTCCGTTTCATGTAAATAAATCTTTTTGTATAGCTTCGATTTTTCCGTCTTCGGTGGATGTAAACGATTATCATCTCTCAATTTTATGAGCTCTTCTTGTTTTATTCGCCATCCAGATGCTGGGCTGAATACCTTTCCATTAAACTCAAATGAGTACATGTACCCCCTCTTTGTGTTTTCAGTAACTAGATGTCCAAGAGAGTAATTACCTCGTTCATCCTTATTATTGAATGAATTATTGAGATACTTTTCGTCACGCGGTTGATACACTACGTTAAACTTGGGGGTTTTGGAATTCGTACACTTGAAAATGATGTCTATCGTCGCACCAAGCTTCTTTTTTACATTGTTTTTTGAACGACATTTCTTCCAAAATATGGGTTGCACATACTTGAATTTGTCTCTAAGTATTTGTTCGGGTATAAACATGCGATCCGCCGAAATGTGAAAAAATAAGGTACCATTTGATGTGAGTTTAGGTAAGCACTTATCTATGACCCGCGTTATAAAGTTCTTATAATCGTCGCCTTTCCATGTATCCGAAAATCCAGTTGAATCATCTTTGGACATCATGTAATCACGACCACTATCAAACGGTGGATCTAAATATATGGTAGTAACCGTACCATTTTCTATTACATCTAATTTTTCTAGACAATCTCCTATGATGTATCTCATGGAAACACTACGCATAGAATCTTTAATTTGATATTTCATTACATAATTACTGTTTTATTTAACGACGCGTCGGGGACCGATGTTGAGACGACCCAGGTTCTCGTCTTGTCGCAGCGCTCGGATTTCACCGGTCGCGATGTATTCGTCGATCTTGTTTGCGATACCTTTGCCGATACCCGGTACTTTGCGGGGTCCTTGTGAAATCTCGGTACCATTCGTGACTTCAAACGTAAGTTTGCGAATAGCATCGGCGGCCTTTTCGTAAGTTTCACTCTTGTGAGGGTTTTCCTGCACATGGGCGAGTAATTCCAGTTTATCAGCGATGTTGTCATTCGTAACGAATGTACAAGAGTTTCCAGTTTCAAGAAATTTGTCTATCTTTTGAATGATACCCTTTCCAATACCATTCACATGAGAGATTTGTTCACCGCTGGTTATCTTTGCGGGCCACCCGTGAATCATGTTAGCGGCGTGCCGAAACGCGTGTTTCTTGTATTTGTTTTCTTCTCGGTCGGCGAGTTCATCAAAAGCCTTCACCAGGTCAGAGTTGTAACAGACAAAGAAGTCGTCGTCATCATCAGTTTCATATTCAGAGTCGGACTCGGAGTCGGAGTCGGAGTCGGAGTCAGTCTCAGAATCAGACAATTGCGTGTATTCATCGGGTTCAAAATCATCGTCGCTCTCTTCGGTATAAGACGCGACAGATTCATCGTCGCTCACTTGAGCGTAGTGGAGCATGCTTTCGTACTCGAGAATAGCCTTTTCTTCTTCGCATTGTTGAAGAAGCTTTCTGAGAGCGGCGTTGTCCTTTTCAAGGTTGGAAATGTAGGTAGCAATGGATTCAGCGTTCATATTTGATTGAGTCAATTGATTATTCAGGGTGGACGATATGACTTAGGTATTTTTTTGTGTGTGTATTTTAAGATGTCAGTGAAGGCAAGATGTACCTCAAATGGAGAATCACTCTATTACAATCTAAATGAAATAGGAGACATCACAGAGGGTAAGAAAATCACCAGCTTTGAATCCAAAATGCTCATAGACGTTATAAATGAAATAGAAGGTAGATGTATATCTATACACAGACAATGTAAATCACAATATCCACTCATAACACCTGAAAATTCCAAATATTGGTTAACTTCTATAGATCAAGAAAACAGGATATCACTCGCACACACGATAGAAAAGTCAAACATACCCGTACTTTATAACACACCGAGAATGTGTGATCCGGGTGTCACTATATCCAAAAATTGGAGTCTTCGTAATTACATAGAAAGTCGCCTTTACCTGTTTAACAGGGTTTATAACAGGGGTCAATCTATAAATAAAAGAAAACGAGATTTGTGTTACCCGAGCGTAGTTTTCGATTTTAGACCATTCGTGTACGCCATGACAATGGAAGGAAAAACTATATACGTGTCTCAATACATAGTTCCAACGTCAAAAACTAAACTTGGTTACGTACCCATCAGTTCAATAACTCCTAATCAGCCCTCCACAAAATCAAAATCAACGCTTGATATATTTAAGACCATGGTTTTAAACGTTGCCTCGAGTAAAGCAAATGCGGGTATAGCGGGTAACAATTACAACGTTAAAATGAACTCCGGAAACATGGAAGCGTTCATCAAATTTATAAGAGAGTACGATGGAGTTGAGTTTGTCGGTAACTCAAATTCAAATAGTTCATTTTTTCCAAAACAAAACACAACTGGTATACCAACCATACCCCTCACAGATGATATAATAAGAGTATTCTATTATGATTTACTCCATGATAAAGTAACAAAGGGTACAACATTCAAATATTTTAAACAGTTATTTACCAAAGAATTTTTAAGCTTTAACAAATCTGTCACATTTAATAAACATGTGGGAGCGTCGATAGCGGCCAAGTCGTTTTCAAACTACAAAAGCATACTTTCCATGAAAGATGTAGTGAAAACGGCGTTCAGGGGACGTGGCAATAAAAGAAAGGAAGTAGACATCCCACAATATCCAGCCATGTTCAAGACTATAGGAGACTTGTCACAGTTCATATACGCGGGTAAATATAACACGATAGTGGCGAGTGGTGATAGAATGGGTATAGCTACGGGTTTATACGTAAACGCAAAGATGAACGTGGCTGTCAAGACGATGATAGAAGATGGTATAACGGGGTTTGTTGTATACACGGGTAAGAGTAATGTTAAATTCCAATCTAGATCGTCGTGCGTAAACATAAAAGGTAGTGCATGTATGTTAAATAACTCAGTAAAGATATCAAAAGAACGTTTTGAAGCAGAATCTAAAAAATATATGCCACAGAACATCCGGGAAGGAATAAATAAAATAGAAAAAACCAAACCAAAGCTACCAAGAGGTTTCAAAAGTTTGGCTCAGTTAATAAACAAAAATTCATACAAATCACTCACACCAACCACAAAAGCGAACTTGAAAAAGAAACTCATCGAGTTTGCTGATTATTTACCGGATGAAGTAGATAGATATATGAACATAATAAGTCCAGAAAACAGGGGTAAACTCGCGGCGGCCACTGGTAGAGGTCTCACTACTAGGGCCGGTGTAAAACGTGGTAGAAACAATACACCAAGTCCACCTGGTCAGGTCAAGCGCTCTAAAACTACAGGTAAAGGTGTCACCTGGGCACCAAACGTAAACAGTAAACCGAAGACTGCGAATACACCCGGTGCTAAAACGGCCGCGAATTTATTGAATTTGGCTAGAAAATCTAAAAGCACAAAGACTGCGAAGACTGCGAAGACTGCGAAGACTGCGAAGACTGCGAAGACTGCGAAGACTGCGAAGACTGCGAAGAC